AAATATCCCAACCATCAAATCCACCGGAAACACCTAAAGTAAATTTACGGTAATAGATAGTTTCTAACATACCCTTATCAACACCCTCTAAATCATATGGTGTTGTTTCATAAGCGAAACCAGTATTAGTATCACCTGTGATAGTTGCTGCGTTTACTGATAAATGGAAACCTGTTGTTACTTTATTAGCTTCAGTTCCTTTATAACTAAATAAACTATTATCATATCCAATTACAGTTGATAAACCTAAAGAAACCCTTCTTGGTCTATCAGGTGTCGAAATAGTTACTGGTTCTCCAACACTATTGTATTCACCTGTTTCATCACCCGCGGAGTAATATTTTGTTTTATAATTAATACCACCAACTGTTGTACCCGATACTGTATCAGTTTCAAAACCTTTAAATCCTGCAGGAATTGCATCTGTTGGATGATCTTCAACCATACTTAACATAATATATTTTGAACGTAGTTCATATTCTGTATCAACAGTTCCAATTTTTCTTGCAATATAACCGGATAATGAAATATCCATTGAACATCTTGAAAATCTTTCAAGAACAACCATATTATCATCAGTATCATTATAATCACGAACTAAAATATCAAATTCTAATTTATCTAAATCGATATTCATTATAGTTACTTTAACTTGTTGGTTAGCTGAATTACCATCTGAAATTGTTAAAATTTCAAATAAATCATCAACCATTCCACCACGTACTTCAGAAACTACCATTGGTGATTGTGGGGTTTTCCAATTAGTTAAAAAGTCATCACCTGTTAAATGATATACAACGTCAGTACTTAATCCACGAATTTTACCTTGATTGTATAAATCTTTTATTAATTCAGGATATGATTCTTTCACATAAACAGGAAATTGTTGTTTATTTTTATCAAAAACGTCAACACCAAGTACTTTTGTAATATATGAAGGTGATGATGTGTCTAATGAACATATAAATGTTCTAACCCCACTTGTGGCACCTGTTACATTAATTGTAAACTCGCCCAATGGGTTTGTTTCAATTTCAGTTGAAGTTACTGTAAGTTGTGTATTACCTGTTATTTCAAGGTTAAGTGTTTGTGATGTATAAGAACCTCTTGATCTTACTAAAGCAACTGTTAAGTCACTATAATCATTTACCGTTGCACCTGTATAAACATATTGTGTAACGTCAAATACTGATGTACCTGAATTATAAACAAACAAATATGAATATAATTCACCATTTGAATCCTCATAAAAATTGTTATACCAATTTGAATTACTATATTCACCTATCGGACCTGTTATAGATGTCCCCGTTAATGATGTTGTACCACTATCCGGAACTAAACCGATTGTAAACCAATCATCCTCATTATAAGGATCATTATCCACAATATATTCAGGAACACTTTGTCCTGTTGTTGCTGTTTTACCCGATAATACATCATAATACGTACTACCTGTCATTCCACTTGTTGTTGGTTCAAAATCACCTGTACCTTCACCCGGAACTTCATCTGTTTCAGGTACGATACCACCAATTGTTTTAATACCGAATGTTTTGTACGGTTTGTATCCCGTTAAACCAAGAGCTCTAGTTACAAATAATTGATTAGATTCTTGTAGATATGCTTTTGCAACGTATGGTAATTCATATTTAGGGTCACCCACACCATCTTTCAATGGAGATGTTGAGCCGAAATATGTTCTGAACTCATCGAAATTTGTTATTAATATTGGTTCGAAAGCCGGTCCTTTTAATGTTTCACCTGCTAAACCTAGTGTTGTAACACCGACACTCTGTGAAACAAACGTTAAATCTTTTTCAGATGTATATACACCCGGAGATACGAATACTTTGTTTGAATTTGCCATTTGATTTTATTAGTTTTTTTATTTATTATTCTTATTATATAATAAATATCACTCTTTTTTCCAAAGACAAAGATGAGTATATAATAAAAGAGACATATTTATCTTATAGTATCCTAAAAGATAAGTCATTATGAAAATCACACGTAAGAACGTCAAGATTAGCGACAAACACCATGAAGTACTAAAAAAGTATGCCGAAAAAAATGGTATGAAAATTTATCGAATTATAGAAAAATGGATTGATCAAAATTGTGGTAAAGAAAAAGATTCATTATATGACGAATAATTCAAAAATTTTACTTATCTTTGTTTTAATATGAAATTGAAAGAAGGTTGGTCTGATAGTATTATTTCAAATTCGAAAGTTCATTATTATAAAGATGGCATATCTTTATGTGGAAAAAAATATGTCGATAATGGAAATAGGAATTTTGAAATAAGAACAGGTTCAAAATATTTCAATGACTGTCAATTATGTATTAAAAAAATAAAAGAATTATGAAACAAAAATGTGAACATAATATTTTAATTAAAATAAATCATTGGTGGTTTAGAATTAAGTGTAAAAAATGTAATAAAAGATTTAGAAATATACCTAAAGGTGAATATTACACTTGGAAAAATTTTTAATTATAAACGTTTTCTTCTGTTATAATAAGAAATCATTATCTTTTCATTTAAATTTGGTGCGGTTGCAAATGTAATTCTCGATGTTTGAACAACATGATAAAAATCAGAACCTAATGTCTGTTCAACACCGTCAACAGTAATTACAATTAGTTCTTGTATTACCTCACCAACACTAAAAGTAGTTTGAGTACCATTACCATCATACCTTACAGTTATACTTTCAGTACTATTATCAAAGGTTTTATTAATTTTGCCCGTGCTATCATCTAATTCAGTTACTAAAAGTAATCGATTAATTGCTGGTTTTATTTCAAATTCTTCTTCATCAATCAATAAACCTAACATGGTAAAATCATATTTTTGAATATAAAACCTTCTACCATCCATGGTATCAATAGGTGATTCATCCGTATTTCCATCCAAAACAATCGGAATATAATGTCCTTTTATTACTGTATATGATTGTCTTGAAGAAAATTTCTGTAAAACAACCTTATTAAATCGGTTTAAATCACGTAATTGTTGACAAACAATCATTATTTCATAACTAATATCAACCGCAACTGGTTGTGGAATCTTATAAATGTCGGCACCAAGATTATTACCGTCCCAATTTGCAACAGATTGATAGTAGAAAGTTTGTCTATCAGGTATTGTTCTTTGTACAACCGGGTTTGTTCCGGGTTGAGGATCCGGTTTTCTAATTACAACAATAAAAGGTAATTTTATATTATTATCCCCATCCATAAATTGCCAATTAGTACTAATTTCACCCCATCTTTGAATTGTTAATATTTTTTTAAGTATGGGAATTTCCTTACCCTTGGAAATGACCTTCATATTCGTTTTAATGAACTCTAACATTCCAGCGTCTAAATCATCGTGAAGTATAGGATCGGGTAAATAAACGTCTGATTTCGTTATTTTATCCAATAATTCCTGTCTTCTCTTAGAAAGTATCTTATCTGTATAGATATTTAGGTCATTTTTTCTTTTTGGTAGTGACATTTTTTAGTTTCTTATTATATTTGAGTTATAAACCGCATAGTTATTAATTTCCGGATTTGTTTTATCTTTATAAACATTTCCATCGTATCCAAGGTCTTTTAAAAATAGTGATGCTTCTTTTTCACCACCTAAAACATAACCTAACCATTCGTAAGCTTGTTTATTTGATGTATCATATAAATATTCATTCATAAAATCACTTTCAAATTCCTCTATTTCATTTTCGTCAACTTCTTTTCTATTTAACCCACGTAAAATTATATCACCCGTACCACTTGATAACATATCATCTAAATCGAAGAAATTACCATAACCAAGTTCATATTCTTTAATTTTTCCTTGACCTGTAATGTACTGTTGACATATTTCAGCATCTTCGGAGAAATAAATTCCCCAACCACCTATACTTCTACCATCACTACTACCAACTTTTTCTAAATCAAATTTATCAAAAGATTGGTCAGTACCATGGTAAACTACAATACCTTCAAATAGATTATTAGCGATTTCAAATAGTTTCATTATAGTTACGTTTTTTTATATAATCTTCAATTTCATTTTCCGGGTAACTTAAAAGTCGTCCAATTCTTACAGTTTCATCATCGGTAGCGTCAGGGGATAAAAATCCCTTATATTTTTCGGCAATATTCTTTAGTTCTTCAGCTTCCCTTTCATAACCATCCAAATATATAATATAAGCTTGATGTGGGTTAGATGGAACAGGAATTGTATTAATTTCGTTATCATTAATGTTATCAACATCATCTTGTGTTGGTGAAACTGCCCAACCAACATTTCTTTGTTTATTAACTAACGATTCAATTGACTTTTTAGTACTTGATACGTCCGCAGCCGATGATATTTGTTCGTTAATAATCCTTAATATTTGTTTTTTATTAAATAATATCTTCATTATACACCCCTAAATTCATTTTCTTGTGTTGGAACACATAATACTGACCTATAATAAGGTTTATAACCAAAATGGTTATGTTTATTGTCTGATGTTACTTTACCATCATTTGAAACTGTATAATATCTTAATTTAGTTTCAGTTTCGGGATAACCAATATAGTCACCATATTTTATATCAATACCTAATTCTTTTAAATGTTTGATAAAAACAGAAATTGTTAAACTTCCGGGTTCATTATATCTCATTATACCTGATTTATATGATTTATTTTCCGGTTCATTAACTTTTACCAACCCATAAAATTCAATAGGTGGTGCAAATTTAATTTCATCTGTTCCAGATTCGGCATAAATGTCATCATTATCCGTCCTAGTTGTATCAACACTAAACAATACAAGTTTCATGTTCAAATCACCATGAAGATATTCCTCATTTAAATCCATATGTAAATCAAAATCATCTTGAGAGAAGAATTTTGATAATCTCGTTATGGGAAGTTTTAAATTATTCATTTTTATATTTAAAATTAAATCCACCTGAAGTTTTATATTTACCAGTTAATACAAAAGAAATCCCTGAACATTTTATTTTTAAATGATTAGACGCTTCAGTAATACTTGACCATTCATTAATAAAATTATTGTTTTTATCTAATTGTATTATTGGTTTT